GGCAAATAGTTCCCTCTATAATCGTGAAGCTGTACCTGGAATGGTTGCTCTTCCCCGTGTGGATGGAACACTTGAGATGGTTGATCTTGTGAGTAGTAAGCTCTTTACTCTTCGTAATGAGTCAACGAATTGTGCGACTACCGCGTTGCAACTTACTTCCACTATCTTCATGTGTAATTTGCATAACCTTATTGGTCTGGCTTCACCCCATGATAAGATTGTTGTTCCTGAGCAGATGACTATTACTCTTTCTACTCCTGGTTTTCATGTTACGTGTTATATACGTTGTGGGACTGAAATGGTCTATGATCCTGCTATCGACCTTGCTCTTATTCGTGTTGATGCTGTGCCTACTTCAACTGTCAACCTTATATCATATTTTCCGATGGTTAGTCAAAAGCAACATTATAACAAGGGATCTTTGCATATCCTTGGTTATTCGTGCCCTACGTCTAAAGCCAATTTTGTTGGCCCATCGCATACTCGCAACTCCACTATGCGTTTGCGTTATGATTTACTTGCTGAGTCCGGCACTTATGTTTCTCATTCTTTGGCTAAAAGTACGTACAACTACATTACTTATCCTGCTGTTACAGCTAATGGTGATTGTGGTTCACTTCTCATAGCAAAACTCGGCGATCAGGAGTTTATTTTGGGTTTCCACTCTTATATCAATCGAACGATGGCGTGTTCTGTTGGTTATGAGGTTACTCAACCGTTGCTCCAGGGTCTTCTAGCTAAGTTCGTTGGTTTGCCGCTTGCGCTTGACTCTGTCTTGTCTACCGCCCAGCTTACTAGAGTTGGTGGAAATGTTGTTTTGTCTGCTGTTCCTCCTAAGTCCTCTTTGAATGCCGCTGTTCATCAGAATTTTTATCAAGGTGTGATCTATGGTACTCTTGACAAACCGCTTGTTCCGATGAATCACTCCTCTAAAGTTCGTAGATATCAGCATGCTGACGAGTTTGCTGATTTTGTTGGTAAGTATTCTGATGGTGAACTTGTTGCTCCTCCGGTGCGTGGTGTCTTGAAGGATGGTCAATGGCTTGACCCCTACGTTCGTCAGTTGGTTAATATGGCGAATACCCCTGTTCCTCGTGATTTGATTGATGTTGCAATCTATGATTATCTCGAAGGGGTTGAAAATCTCGTCGGATTAACTACTCTGCGTTCATTTCTGACGAAGGCTCAGGCGATTGCCGGTGTTCCTGGCATTGTTAATGGTGTTGACTTGTCTACTTCCGCTGGCGTTCCGCTTATTGGTTCTAAGCGTCTTTATATGGGCGTTGATCCAGTTTTCAACTTCACGTATTTGCATACTGAAGTTGATGCCGAGATTGATCTCATTTTGTCGACGTGGAAGGCTGGTAGGGTCTACGTTCCCGTCTTAACTCATACCAAAAAGGATGAGCCGATAACGCAAGTTAAGTTTGACGAGCAGAAGGTTCGCATTTTTAACAATCCGGGTGCTGCTTTTAATATAGCCCTTAAGATGCTTCTTGGACCGCTTGATGTTTTTGTTCGCAACAATGCAAGGTTCTTTGAAGTTATGATGGGTTATAATATGGCTGGCCCAGTTGTTGATGATTTAGTGGAGGATCTTAAGCGGCGTGGTCTCATTGGACAAGGTGACGCCAAGTTTTACGATATTCGGCAGGGTTCTGATTGTGCGTATGCGATTCGTACGTTGGTTTACCAGCTATTTAGGCGTGCCGAAGCATCAGAAGAGATGTGTCTGATGGTTGC